CAGCAGAACTTGCTCAAGAACAACAAAAAAATGGACAAACTCAAGAAGATGTTAATAAAAATATGGACTAAACTAAAAGCCTTTTGGTTTTGGTTAAAAAGTCTATTCATAACCTATTATAGTTTAAAAGTTAGCTATAATGCTACTTGGGGAGATGCAGACGATCAAGAGTTTATAGTCAAGAAGTTCATTAAAAAGCAACCTAAGTTCATATCCTTTATAACAGAAGAAGGAGAATTAGTAGAGATTAGTGGTGCAGATGGCTTAAATTACAGGATACAACAATTATGAACCAACTTTACATAGGTGTTATATTAGTACTAGGATTCGGTAGTTATACACTCTACCAACAGAACCAAGTATTAACAGCAAATAACGCAGCACTGGAAGGTGCGGTTGCTACACAAGAAGCAGCAATTAAGAATATGCAGAACGATTTTGCTCTGCAAACAAAACAGCTTGGAGACTTACAGAAGAAGTCACAAGCAACACAGTTAGAGATGAATAGATACTTAGACATCTTTAAACGACACAATTTAACAAAACTAGCAGCAGCAAAACCTGGTTTGCTAGAACCAAGAATAAATAAAGGAACGAAAGATGTATTTGATTCAATCGAAGAAGTTAGCCGCACCATTGATAGCCTTGATGATGGCGTCGAGTTGCAGTCTACTCCCAACTAAGCAGATAGAAGTAACAGCAAAACCAATGGACAGACTGATTACTCAGCCTGTACTACCACGTGAGATAGACCTCAAAGACCCTATGTGGTATGTAGTAAGTGATAAAAACATTGAGGAGTTTCACGAAAGATTAACAAAAGAGCATGGACAGATAGTATTTGTAGCTATGTCTATACCAGACTATGAACTAATGTCATACAACATGCAAGAACTAAAACGATATATTATAGAACTCAAGGAAGTCGTAGTATATTATGAAAAAGTAACAGACCCCGAAGCATTGAACAATGTGGAATAAAGTTATACAGTATTTAAGAGACTGGCACTACTATAGAGTAATGAATAAAGGTGCTAAGTTTTTCGATAAAAACCCAGTAGTTCAAGGACGATTTGAAGAAGTCGAAGACTGGTTAGAACATATGGAAGATAGGATAGCGAACATAGAAGAACATACAGGAATATGAATGATTTTATATGGATGCTAAAACCTATAACAGATAGAGGTTGGATAATTAGAGAGGAAGCAATCCTCATAGACGCAAAAAGAGCAGGGGTCAAAAATGTTTACAGAGCTAAGAGAGCTATTACAGAAAGACGTAGTAGATATAACTTTTATATCAGACAATTCACATAAAGAGTACACAATACCATGTACCCTTATGGAGTCACTCACAAGTAGTAGAGTGAATCAACAAATCAATGACACCATAGTGTGTTATCGACTAGATGAGAAAAAATGGGAGGACATTAGGTTGAATTCTATAGTATCTTATCGAGGAAGTCCCTAATCGAAGGGCAAGGCTCTTTACAGAGCGGAGAATATTATGTTAATGGATTTAATAGGTACAGTTACTTTAATAGTAACAATTGCTAGTTTAATCGCGGCGTCAACACCGACACCAAAGGATGATGTATGGATGGGCAAATTCTATAAATTTATAGATATGTTAGCATTGAACATCGGAAAAGCGAAGGAAAAAGGCAATGTCTGATGAGAGATTCAGTGGCGATATGTCACGAAACGAAGTAGAACTAGACCTTAATAAATTTATGGCAATGGTCACTGAAATTGGTGAACTAAAAGCTAAAATTATGGACTTGGAAAACGACAAAGAGCCAGAAAACCCTTACCAGAGATGGATATGGTTATCTAGTATGATAGACGCTTGGAGAATTTTCCCTAGAATGTTTCTTACTGTATACATAGTATTACTTTATAAGTGTACTATATGGTTTATGGAACTTCCAACACCAACTTTTGAGCAATCAGGTTTAATATCTGTTGTAGTCGGAGCGGGTGCTGCATGGTTTGGACTCTACGCCGGAACGGCAAAAGACAAGATAAATTCTAAGTAGCAAAAAATAGTTCTTGACATCTGTTCATAATTTTAGTATAATATACATATGAAAAATACAGAACACCAAGAACACAAAAAAGTAAATATGTGGAACTCAGAAACCAAAACTTTTGAGGTCTACCATTACGGAGAGTGCAAACACTGTGGGTCTAAACTTCACAAAGATAATGGAGAATGTCCTCAGTATAAGTGTTGGATTGCGTAATGAATTTATTTTACTTAGATGAAGATTTAGATAAGGCAGCCCAGTATCATGTTGATAAGCATATTGTCAAGATGCCACTAGAGGCTGCTCAAATCTTATGCACTACTATATGGATAGATGAATTACTAGGGTTCGTTCCTCGAGCTCTTAACGCAGATGAGAGAGAAGTGATGAATAAAGCTAAAGCTGAAATCAAGCATTTACCTCTTGAGGAACGTCCCTACCCCTACCTACCAATGATGTACAATCACCCCTGCACTATCTGGGCAAGGGAATCATTGGATAACCATGAATGGGTTCATTGTTATGCTAACGCATTGAATGATGAATACCATTACCGTTATGGAAAATTACACAAATCAGTAGAACAAGTAGTAAATAAACTACCTGACCCGAAAAATTTACCTCGTGTTGGGTTTACCAAATTCGGCATAGCTATGCCTGAAGAACTACGAGACTATGATAATCCTATACAAAGTTATAGAGACTATTATCATTTAGATAAAGCAACATTTGCAGTATGGTCGCATCGTGACAAGCCTGACTGGTGGAACGAAGATTATGCTGATTACGAAAAAAGGATAACGAGATGATAGAGATTTATGGAAAAGATAACTGCCCTTATTGCGATATGGCAAAAGGTTTAGCAGAGAGAAAAGGCTTTGAAGTAGTATATAAACAACTAGATGTGGACTATGGTTTCTCAGAAATGAGAGATAAATTTCCTGGTGCTAGAACCTTTCCTCAAATAATTAAAGATGGAGAATATATAGGTGGCTATGCCGCACTGGAGGAGTTAATTGGTTGATTATAAATTTAACGAAGACATAGTACTAGCAAACGTAAGAGAGTATATAGACAAAACTTATAAACAACACTATGGTACTAGCAAGATTCAAACAACAGAATTTGTGTTTGATGCAGGGCATGGCGAAGGATTTTGTATAGGTAATATAATTAAATACGCACAGCGCTATGGTAAGAAGTATGGAAACAATCCTGACGACTTACTAAAAATAATACACTATACAATTTTCTTACTAGGAGAACACGAAGAAAAAGATGGAACATTTACTAACAGATATGACAACGGTAACAAGTCTTGAACAAGTAGTAGTAATATTCTTACTATTACTTCTTAAGCATACAGTTGCTGACTATCTTCTACAGAAGCCTTGGAAAGATAAGGGAACATATGGCGCGCGTGGCGGTTTAGTCCATGCAGGTCATCACATAGTTGGAACATTTCTTGTATTAATATTCTTTTGCGATTGGTTTACAACGCTATATTTAGCATTTTTAGATGGGTATATACATTACCACATAGATTATGCAAAGAATAATATTAAAAGAATATTTAAACTAAACAACACACATACACTATATTGGGGATTACATGGTTTAGACCAGTATCTCCATATTTTAACTTATATATTAATGATTTACATACTAGGAGTATAAATGGCGATAAAGACCAGAAAGCACGAAAATTTGACAGAAACTAACGTACAGCATGTAATAGAGTTGTTAAACGATGAAAAGCCTATCACTAAGAAAGAGGCGTGCAGCATACTAAATATAAGTTATAACACTACAAGGCTCAATAAAATTATTGAAGACCATTTAGACACTGTAGCTTATAGAGAAAGACGCAAGTCCCAGAATAAAGGGAGAGGCGCAACAGAAATGGAGATTAAACAAGTAGTAAACTTCTACTTGGATGGAGCAAATGTATCTGATATAGCCAAAGGGTTGTATAGATCACCTGCTTTCATCAAAGCAATAATTGATAGAGTAGGTATTCCACAGAAACTTGCTCAAACCGATTATGAAGGACGTAGAAACGCAATGCTACCTGAACAATGTGTAGCAGATGAGTTTGAGGTTGGAGAAAAAATATGGGCAGTTCGACAGAACTATCCAGCACTTGTTGAAAAGGAGTTAAGACCTGAGCAAGCTGAAGAAAGAGGATATAGATTATACTTGTGCTACACTATAGAATGTAGTCAAGAAGACCTTAAAGGTAGTTATTTTCCTCACTTAAGTTTTGCAGGTAAGAACTATCCTTTGGCTACCTATGAAATGGGTAAGCTAGAACATCTGCAAAAGTATTTATAAAAGGAGACTAGGATGGAAATATGGCAAATTATTGCCGCGATATACCTTTCAGGGGTATGCGCTGCTATGTACTCAATATGGTGGCCGTCTTATAAATTAGTAAGGCAGATAGCACCACATAATATAATGATAGACAGACCAATTTTATCGACACTAATAGTATTTTTTATATTTTTATTGTGTTTTCCATTATTAATAATAACATTTATCGTACCAAACAGGCTTGAAGGATTTATTCGAGGCTTTGTTACTGGAATAATAGAGATTAAATAATGGCTTACAGCAAGGAAGTAGTAAAAAGGTTTGAGTCAGTGTTAGAGAACCCTGAAGCTCACTCAGTTGGTCGATTTGACCCAAAAGAACCGAATGTAGCAACAGGGATGGTTGGCGCACCTGCGTGTGGTGACGTAATGAAATTACAGTTGAAACTCGACAGCGCCGAACGCATCGTTGACATAAAGTTCAAGACTTACGGGTGTGGTAGTGCTATTGCTAGTTCTACAATGTTCGTAGAAATGCTGAAAGGCAAAACAATAGAAGAAGCAAAGTCTATTAAAGACAAAGATATTGCAGAAGCTTTAAACTTACCTCCTATAAAACTGCATTGTTCAGTTTTAGCAGAGGGCAGTATAAAAAATGCAATAGAAGACTGGGAAAGAAAAACCCAACATAGGAGACATAATCAATGTACGAAGATTTAAGAGAACACTTAAAAGGACAGATAGCATACCATAGAGCTAATTGTAGAGTTTATATGAGAAATTCAGTAGGTATTGGGGAACACCCTGATGTCATGGAGTCAATAAAGTCAGAACTAGCAAAGCTTGCAGAAGCAGAAGATATGTTAAATGCCCTAGAGAAACATTTAAAATAATAGCATTTTGTTAAAGATACTAAAAAATAGTTCTTGACAAATGGTTATAATTTTATTATAATATATTTATAAACAAAAACAAGCAAATATGAGCGACAGATATTACCAACAAATGCGAGACACCACAGGGTGGGCATTTGGTATGCCAGAGTTCATGCGCAATAACAAAAAATATAGGAGAAGAAAAATGGCTTGGACAGACGAATCTAAAGAGCAAGCAGTTGAAATGTATCAGGATGCAGAACCTACACCTGAGACTTCAATGGAGATAGTAAAAGACATCGCAGAAGAACTTGGTGAAAGCCCAAATGGTGTCAGAATGATATTAACAAAAGCAGGAGTATATGTAAGAAAAACTCCAGCGGCTAAGTCAAGTGGCGGTAGCACAGGTGGTGGTAGAGTTTCAGTTGCAGATGCACAAGAAAAACTAACATCTATCTTAAGTGATGCAGGTCAAGAAGTTGATGAAGCAATAGTATCAAAACTAACTGGTAAAGCAGCAGTATACTTCGCAACAGTTATAGAATCATTAAATAAGTAGTGTAATTTAGTGTATTGAGGCAGTCTTCGTGATTGCCTCAATTTTTTGCATCTTGAATAAGTGACCAAAAATTTAACAAATCAAAAGAGTTTTTGTTAGTTTAAATTGGAGGAAACATGAAAAAACCAGAGTTTGAAAAGAAACTAGACGATGCAGGAGATGCAGTCATCACTTATAGGAGTCAGAACTCTCGTAAACTAAAGTACAATGTGTGTACACGAGATTTTAGCACTCAATATATCAAAGGAAAAAAGAATAGAGCAAAGGAAAGTCAACACACTTCCTTATTATTTTGTTGGGACACAGATTCTTATAGAATACTTGTGCCTGAAAATGTAACGAGCATTGTGCCTCTTAACCGAGTTATACGCAATGATTGATTTAGATGCACCAGCAATTTATGAAAAAATGATACAGGAAACTGAACACGAACAAGTTAAGTTGGTAATCAACACTTTTCGTGGAGTAGAGTATATATCTATACGAAAATACTACTTAGATTTTGATGAGGAGTTTAAACCCTCTAACCAAGGTATTACGATACCTATAGACATGGAAAATACTAGAAACCTGTTCCAAGGTCTAGTAGAGATTCTCTCTTTAGCAGAATCAAAAGCAATCATAGAAGAAAATTTCAAAGATTTATTGGATGAAATCTACCTCTAAGAAAAATAGTTCTTGACAATTCCTCAGAAATTGTGTATAATATATGTATGATTATAAAAGGACAAATGACATACGACCAGCACGGTCGCAAACGCAAGAGCAAGTTCACTAAGGCTGTAAGAACAAAGCAGCCTGAGTGGAAAACCTTTGCTCCAGACACTACATATCGTAGGACTACGCAAGAATACCCTTCGGCTCCAATGAGCCAGTACTCAACCCCACAAGATACTTCTTACAAGCAGAAAGCAAGTGAGAACTATACTGTGTCGATTGCGTACAACAAGGGTGCATATCAAGTAATACCAAAAGATGAGGTTAAACACATAGGAAAATAATGAGCAAGTTAGAGGAATTTTTAAAACAAGCAAAAGTAGATTATTATAATGGCGACCCTAGTATATCTGATGAAGTCTATGACAGATTAGAAGAACAGGTAGGCGCTACTGCTATTGGCACAGATGAAGGTACAAGAATACCTCACATGTTTCCTATGTACTCTTTACAGAAAGTTTATAAGGGAGAGAAAGACCCACACACTTTTTTACCTGGAGTAGTAACAGTTACACCTAAGTTAGATGGAGCTGCAGTTAGTATTCAATATATAGAGGGACAACTAACAATGGCACTTACTAGAGGAGATGGCAAGAAGGGATTAGATATCACAGATAAGATTAGACATCTAGTACCAAATACAATATCATTCAAAGCACCTCATCAAATAACAGGAGAGGTAGTAGCTCCAAAAGAAATACCGAATGCACGTAACTATGCAGCGGGTGCGCTTAACTTAAAAGATATTGAGGAAGTTAAGCGAAGAGACTTAACTTTCGTAAGTTATGGTCTACAACCTGCTATCT